TGCTAAAAAGAAAAACAGGTAAAAATACCAAAAGCTCTTGACAAACGATCAAAAGTATGGTATAATATATAGTATATAGTAACTAATGAGACAACCAAGAGGCCTCAATGACACCTGAATTAGAAACGTATTACAACACTTACTTCGACCTTTTCCGTACAGATGGATGGAAACAGCTAATCGAAGAACTATCTAACAACGCTGCTGTTATTAACTCAGTAGAAGCAACTAAAGATAGCGATGATTTGTATTTACGTAAAGGACAGTTAAATGTTCTTGCACACATCATTAATCTTGAAACGTTAATAAATAACGCTTTTGAAGACTTAACCAAAGAGCCTGAAGAAGATGCTTAAAGTCCACGACTTTAGGTGTACTAACGGACACCTCTTTGAAGAATTTGTAGAGGGCGGTACAACAACCAGTAGGTGCGGTTGCGGTGCTAACGCTACAAAAGTCGTCTCGGCTACTCAGTGCGTACTCGAAGGTGCTTCTGGGGATTTCCCCGGCCAGCACATGAAATGGGTACGAGAACACGAGAAATCTAGGCGTACATAAAACTCCATAACCATTAGGCGGGGAACATTAATAATGTCACGAGCACAACTCATAGATGAGCGCCCGGAAGAAGAAACTAACGACACGGACGTAATTGACCAGCAAGAAGAATTTGAGTCTCAAGAAGAGGTAGCTCAAGCTTCTGAAATACCAGAGAAGTATCAAAACAAGTCCCTAGAGGAAGTTGTTCAGATGCACCAAGAGGCTGAAAAGCTTCTAGGTAAACAAAGCTCTGAGGTTGGTGATTTACGTAAGGTTGTTGATGACTACATTCAGGCACAACTCTCGACCCAACAAGCACCTGTACAACAGCAAGAAGAAGACGATACAGACTTCTTTGTAGACCCACAAACCGCTGTAAACAGAGCGATTGAGAATCACCCTAAGATTAGAGAAGCAGAACAATATACACAACTACATAAGAAGCAAGCTACTATGTCGCAGCTTCAGTCCAATCATCCCGATATGGAGAATATCCTAAAGGATGAAAGGTTTGTAGAGTGGGTTAAGTCATCTAAGATTAGGACTCAATTGTTTGTACAAGCAGACCAACAGTATGATTACGACGCAGCTAATGAGCTTTTCTCTCTTTGGAAAGAACGTGCTTCAGTAGCCCAACAAACAGTTGCTGTTGAAAAACAGGCTCGTAAGAATCAGATTAAGTCCGCTAGTACAGGCAACGCTCGTGGAACAGGCGAGGGAACACGTAAGAAAATATATCGTCGTGCTGATATTATTAAACTTATGAAGACCGACCCAGAGCGATATTCAGCCTTGTCAGAAGAAATCTTTCAAGCATATGCCGAGGGTCGTGTTAAGTAGCCTAATCTAAAGGAGATTTATCATGGCGACTCAAACTTATCCCGGTACAGTTGGCGGGGGTTCTATTGTAAATAAGACCGCTGCCGCTACGTTTATTCCAGAAATCTGGAGCGACGAAGTAATTGCTGCGTACCAGAAGAACCTCAAAATGTCACCCCTTGTCAAGAAGATTTCTATGTCTGGCAAGAAAGGCGACACCATTCACGTACCTAAGCCCATCCGTGGTGCTGCCTCTGCTAAGGTTGCTGACACTGCTGTCAACATCCAAGCAAACGTAGAGACAGAGCTTCAGATTGCTATCGACCGTCACTTTGAATACTCACGTTTCATCGAAGACATCGTAGAAGTACAAGCACTTAACAGCCTCCGTCAGTTCTACACTGAAGACGCTGGTTACCAGTTGGCACTGAAGGTTGACACTGACCTGATGAACGCTGGTACTGGTTTCGGTGACGGAACTCTTGACCTAGCTGCCCCTACTGGCGCTGACTGGGTTAACAGCAACAGCCTGTACTTTAACGCTGATCTTGGTCTGGCTGACTTTGCTGCTTCAACTGTAGCTACTGGCGACAACTTTACAGACGTAGGTTTCCGTGAAGCCATCAAGATCCTTGATGATGCTAACGTACCAATGGAAGATCGTTGCTTGATCATCCCACCTGCTGCACGTAAGACTGTCATGGGTATCGACCGTTACGTTTCTAGTGACTTCCGTGATGACCGTACTGTTAAGTCTGGTCTGATTGGTAACATCTACGGCGTTGACGTGTACGTATCTAGCAACTGTCCTACGCTTGAGACTAACGTCCGTGGTTGCTTGTTCTTCCACAAAGACGCTATCGTCCACGCAGAGCAGATGTCTGTACGTTCGCAGACTCAATACAAGCAGGAATACTTAAGCACTCTGTACACAGCAGACACCCTCTACGGTGTTCAAGTGTACCGTCCAGAAGCTGGACTTGTACTTGCTGTATTCGATGAGTAAGTAGTAAAATAGTACCGAGGGGAAAGCTGCCCACACAGTTAGTACCCTCACTTTTATCCTTGTGGGAGGATGTTATGAAAACTTGCATTACGTGCAACAAAGAACAAAACTTAAATAATTTTTATAAGCAAGCTAGAAATAAAGATGGCTTGTTTCATGAATGCAAAGAGTGTTGCAGGATTAAAAGAAACAAGAGATACTCAGACAATACAGAGTACGCAAAAGAATTATCTAGAAAACATTATAGAAACAACAAGCAGTACTACATTACTAAAGGACACCTAAGAGCCAAAGGTGTTCGCCAAGCTAAACCCAAATGGCTTACAGACGATCACTTGTTTATGATCGCAGAGATTTACGAACTACGCGACTTGCGTTCTCAGCTAACCGGGGTAGTTCATCACGTTGACCATATAGTTCCCCTCCGTGGACAAAACTGTTGTGGCTTGCACGTTCCTTGGAATTTACAGGTTATACCTGCGCAAGACAATTTGAAGAAGTCTAACAGGTTAGGAGGATACTAACATTCCAATCTATCGAGGCGATGGCGGATCAGGTGATTCAAGCACAGATGCTTATGCGTCACAGATAGCCCAGTACGCGCAGACTGCCACTACTAAAGCAAACGAAGCTTCTGCTTCAGCGATTGCTGCTGCGACTAGTGCAACCAATGCTGCTGCTAGTGAGTCAGGTGTTAACGCTGATGCGGTTGCTGCCGAGGCTGCTAAGGTAGCTGCACAGGCTGCACAAACTGCTGCTGAAACGGCGGAGACTAACGCTGAGACAGCAGAGACTAATGCTGAGACAGCAGAAACCAACGCTGAAACCGCAGAGACCAATGCGGCTGCCAGTGCATCTGCTGCTTCAACATCAGAAACTAACGCAGCTACCAGCGCAACAAACGCTAGCACATCAGAAACCAACGCTGCTACTAGTGCAACCACGGCAACAACACAGGCATCTGCTGCATCGACATCTGCAACTAACGCAGCTTCTAGTGCTACAGCAGCAGCTACCAGCGCAACTACTGCATCTAATGCAGCTACTAACGCAGGTACGGCAGAGACTAACGCAGCCGCTAGTGCAACTTCAGCGTCTTCTTCAGCATCGAGTGCAACATCATCTGCCTCTGCTGCAAGCACATCAGAAACTAACGCTGCTAACTCTGCTACTGCTGCCTCAACATCAGAAACCAATGCTGGCACATCAGAGACAAATGCAGCAACTTCAGCATCTAATGCAGCCACTAGCGCCACTAACGCAGGTACGTCAGAAACCAATGCAGCCTCTAGCGCTTCTGCGGCATCCTCTAGCGCCTCCTCAGCGGCCACCTCAGCAACAAACGCTGCTACCAGTGCTGCTGCTGCACAGGCTGCTCAAGAGGCCATAGACGGGCTGTACTTAGGCGCTCAGGCATCTAACCCTACTGTTGACTTAAATGGTGATCCGGTTACTGTAGGTGACTGGTATTTTAATACAACTAACGACACAACTAGAATCTATGATGGTTCTGCTTGGAATACAATTAACCCTAACCTTGTTGGAGACACTAGTCCGCAATTAGGTGGTAACTTAGACGCAAACGGTTTTTATATAGATATGGGTTCTAACCTAATTACTGACACTAAAGTGAGTCAATGGGATACAGCTTACGGGCTGACTACCCTTGTTGACGGAGGAACGTACTAAATGACTACTATTATTACAAAGCACGGATCAGGCGCTCCCGATGCGATTGATTTAAGTCAAGGCGAACTTGCCATAGATTTAACTAATAAGGAGCTGTATACCAAAGACAGCGGTGGCAATGTTATTAAAGTAAGCGGCACAGGAGGAGGCGAGGCAGGATCTTTTACGGATCTTACAGCAACCTCAAGCTTTACTTCTCCGGGCATCGACGACAACGCTACAAGCACTGCTGTTACTATCAACGCTAGTCAGAAAGTCGGTATCGGTACTGATGACCCACAGCAGCTTCTTGAAGTTTCTGCGTCTCTTAACCCAGTTATACGTTTAGATAGTTCCCTTGTTGGTAATGAAAACGATTTCGACAATAAATTCATGGGCGGTGTTGAGTGGTACACCAACGACACTACGGGAATTGGGGAGCACATAGGCGCTTCACTGCGAGCGTTTAGTAACGCATCCGTTGCTACTACCACTCCCGGTTATGAGCTTATTTTTAGCACATCATTAGCAGACGTAGCTGAGTCAGAGGCTATGCGTATTGATGGTAATGGCAACGTTGGTATTGGTGTAAACGCACCAACAGATGCAGCCCTGATAGTTAAAGGTGCTAGCAACACCGGTGCGCCGAGTACTTCTGTTGACGCTACCATTACAGCTATGGGGGGTCTAACAGGAGCCGGTGAGGGTGGCGAGGTTCGCTTTGCAGCGTTCGAGAACCAAGCGGGTTTCGCTTCGATTAAAGGCGAGATTGCAGACGCTGCTAATAACACCAATGGAAACCTAGCTTTTTATTCTAGAAACGCATCTTCCGATACCGCCATGACCAAACGGTATCAGATAAATGCTAACGGCACTCACGCTTGGTTTGCTAGCGACGGCGTTACACGGCCTATGACCATCGACACCACCGGCAAGGTTGGTATTGGTACTACTAATCCTACGTCTTCGCTTCAGGTAACGGCTACAACCCCTACATTATATTTAGAAACAGCAGGGGGCGGCGCGACAGATGCCGCATACCTACAGAAGTTTGGCGATGAT